TATTACCAGTTTGTGATATAAAATCAGGTATAAATCTTCTTATCTTCATAAGAAACTCACCATCTCCTCTAAGATCAGCCATACCAGTTGTTTGTCCTCTAACTGATCTTTGACTTATATCAAAATCTCCTGAAGATATGTTTGCAGTTATAGCAGTTATAGTTCCATTTCTATTTTGATCTGTCCCTGTTTCGTGTTCATAGTATGCAGTTCTACCCTCTGTGTTTCCAATAACATCAAAAGATGTATCAGTATCTGCATCATAAGATAGTGCGTGAGGTTTTCCAAATATAGCAGAATCTTCCCACATAGTTCTTGCTAAAGAACCAATTGTCCACACAGGTCTTTGTGGTGATGAATCAAAATAATTATATGCTACCATCCTATTAACAACAGACGATCCTGTTGTTGGATAGAACCACATAACCTCTCCAAACAAATTATTTAATCCAGCAGATATCATTTGATTACCAGATTCTAAGTTTACATTATCATAAACAAAATCCTCTACCAAACATGGCAGTGATTCTAATTTACCAGCATATCTAAAGAATCCATTCTCTGACATCCAGTATGCAGCTCCATCAACCTCTACACACGCGTTCTGCCCTGCAAGGCCACAGTTAGTTCCGACTTGAGAAAAAGCAAATGTAAAAGGTTGTCCAACAAAACGTTGCGTGAATAAAGCTGTATCAGTCCAAACGTAAATTGCATCTCTACCTCTAATTGCTCCTCTAATCTGTGATCCGTCAGCTAGTCTTTGTGTACCAGCCGTGTTAGTCGCCGTAGGTGTATAAGTGTTTATATCTTCTTGATCAGAGAATCTAATAAACATATCATCTTGTGTAGATGGTGTTCCAATAGTTGTTTCTGTTCCAAAAAATACTAAGTGTCTATCTGGTGTAGATACAATCATATGTCTTGATGCAGTTGGCGCACCTGTTATAATTGTAGCTCTTGTAGCTGTTGCGTTTGCTAAACTAGAGTCCCAAGAAAAAACAGGACCATCGTGTATTAAACAAATTGCCTTGTCACCAAAGTTATCTAACGACCACATTCCTGGTTCAAGAACTAAGTCTCCTGATGCAGCTTCACCCCATGCAACATAGTCTGATGAATTCTTTACTGTTGCACCATCAGAGTGTGCAGATCTTGTAGAGTTTCTAACAGCTCTAGTTATACCTGTTAAATTATTGCCAGATATTCCTGTATAAGAAATCTCTTCATTACCTACCTGAATAAAATTTGTTCCTGATGACGGAAAGTTAGTTGTATCTGTTAATGTGATAGATGTACCTGATCCTCCAGTTCCTGCAGTGTCATCTAAAAGAGCACCATTTAAAGTTGTTGAAATAGCACCAGCTGCTTCACCACCCCAAGAACCTAGACCCCAACCAAAACCTTTTGCTTGAACGGCTGGACCTACAGTATAATATTTTTGTATTCTAATACCACCTGATGTAGTTGCTCCAGAACCTGTTTCATTTGAAGGCATTGTAATTGTAGCTGTTAAATTAGTTGGTGTAGTAACAACCATAAATTTTTTATCATCAAAATCAGATGCAGTAAAATCAGAGTTAGTGATTGTTGTAAAATTATCCATTAACAATATATCTCCTGGAACTAAACCATGAGCACTAGAAAAAGTTATTGTTACAGTGGGTGATCCGTTGGTCGTGGTGAATGCACTTGTAAGCGTGGTAGTAGATTCAATAGGATGTATGTCATAAAATACACCACCAGAAAAAGCATACAAAATTCTATTAGTGCCTATGATTGCATATTTTCTAGATAAACTATTAATAAAATGATGCAGTCCTCTACCTGCACCTGTAAGTTCGTTTTCATTTGCGGTTCCTAGTTGATTCCAACCACCTATTTTTTCTGGTGATCCGTAACGAAATCTAACATTATCGCAATCTACCCACTGTCCTTCTGCTGTAGTTTCCGATATTTGTTTGTTTATACCTGCCTGAAATCCTATCTTTTGTAGCATAGTAGCGAACTATAACAGATTGACTAGCTAATTTCCACCCAAGAAGTAAGAATATATTTCTCTCCAGAAAGCGGAGGATTGCCTCTATGGTAATGCGTGAAGCCACAAGGGGCCAATAATAGTCTTCCTTTTTGTGGTTTAACTCTTCTTTTAAAATATAAGAATTCTGTTTCACCACCCTCTTCTATATCGTTTAAATAAAGAATAAAAAATAAAAGTCGTCTTCTTACTATCATCTCATCATCCTCTGAATGCCAAACGTGGTATCCTTCAGTAGGTAAAGTTTTTTGTAATTTAAAATGAAAGCTCCTGTGCTTTGGATAGTTTTTTAACACTTGATGTTTTTTGTAATATTCACTGTACGCTACTTCCCAAAACTTTCTATAAAACTCATCTATAAAAGTTTGTCCATAAGAATAGTATTGAGTTAAATTATCTAATACATTTATAGAGCTATCTTCTACTAACTTTGCATCTTGATCTCTTTTAAAAGTAAGACTATGTTTTTCCATTTCTTCGTAATAATCAATAACTTTATCACAAAAACCATCTGACATAAAATTATCCCATATTCCAATAAAATCTTTAATGTTTGACATCTTCCTCCAAAAAGTTAAAATTTATAATATATCTTCTTTCTACATCAGTCTGATAAATTACTTTATGTAAAATACTTGTATTAAATAATAACATTCTATTTTCTTTATTGTCAATAAGTATCTCGTCTTTATCTATCTTTAATACAGTTTTTGCATTACATCCTGTTAAAAACAAAATACCTGTGGTAGTTTTGTTTGAGTTATAGTCTATGTGATAGCCACATTCAATCGTATCTTCACTCTTTAAAACTAAATTTGCCCTTACTTGAACTAAAGATAAAACATTTAATTTTTTAAGTATAGGTTCTATATGTTGATAATATAATGGATGATCTGGTCTGTGATTATTATAGTAACAAAAAGAAAAATAACCGTTTTTATTTTTTGCTTGTTTAGAATCTACATCTTGTTTTCTTAAAAACCAAGGAGTGTTTTCTCCTGTTAAATCATCTGATATTTTTAAAAACAAATCTTTATCTAAAAAATTATCAATTATTTTATAAGACATTTTTTTTACTTAATAATAAATTAAAATCTGAAAAATAAACGTAGTTTAAATCTGAGTTTCTAAAGGTAAATAAAACCTGATTTAAATCTTCAGCTATTGGATAACCTCTTAAATTAAAAGATGTATTCATTATAACAGGTATTTTAAACATCTGTAATATATTATACAAAACTTTATTGTCATTTTTATTTACTGTTTGTATTCTACACGTATTATCTACATGTATTATTGAAGGTATAGTTTTTTTAGCAAAGTCTTTAGCTTGAGGAGCGTGCATCATAAAAGGTGAACGTTTTATTTTACCTACATCAAAATAATAACTAACATAGTTTTCTAATATAGCGCAGGCAAAAGGTCTAAAGTTTTCTCTTTTTTTAATACTGTTCATTTTTTCTTTTGCATTATTTAATGTTGGATCTAATAATAAACTTCTATTACCTAAAGCTCTAGGTCCTGCTTCAGATTTACCTTGTATTAATCCAACAACCTCACCTTCAGTAAGTAACTTTATTATATCTTTTAAATCTACTTTTTTAATTTGCTCATTATCTTTTAAAGAACAATCAAACTTATTTATTTTAGTTCCAAGATATATGTTTTTTAAAGAATCTATTTGTAAGTTGTTTCTTAAAATTATACCCATGTAAGATTTACCTATGGAGTTTCCAGCATCACCACACAGTGGATCAAACCATAAATTACAATCTTCAAACTTTTTTTCTAATTTATAATTATTTACAACATTTAAAGCAGTGCCTCCTGTAAATACCATGTTTTTACTTTTATATTTTTCTACTAAACGTTCATATTTTTTTTCAAATAATCTTTGACATGATGCAGCAACATCTTGTGTCTTGTCTAAATTTTTAATTTGATCTGAGTTAAAACTTTCTCCTATATCAAAAGGTTTTCCGTACGATTGAAAACCCATAAATTTACCTTCTTCGTTTCTATATCCAAAATGTTCTGAAACCTCACCATAAAAGTGTCCTAGGTCTACGTTATTACTAACATTAAATTTTGTATTTTTAATACCTGTAATATTAAATCCATAGTTTAGTTTTTTATCAACAGTATATTTTTCATCTTCTTTGTTAAAAACATAAATATTTTTATAAATACAATTAATGTAATTTTTTTTAAAGTCATATACAGAAGTTGTTTCAAACCCTCTGTTAAAATTATTTAAACGCCAATAGCTACCTCTTCCATCTACTACAAATACTCTTGCTTCTTTAAAACCAGAGTCTGTAAAACTTTTAAAAGCATGAGAAAGATGATGAGGCATGTAGTAACAAAAAGGATAGTTTTTATATTTAATACCAAGATAATATAAAAAACCTCTAAGATGATTTATCTCTTCATCAGTATAGTTATATGAA